AGAGGAACCATCCGTACGCATATACAGTGATCCTTGTGCAGCCGACAGAGTAGGCGCACCAGAACCAAAGAATACGCCCAGGTTAGCCGTGCTGGAAACCAGCAGACCAGCACCAGCTGTGCCACCAGCAGGCACTGCTGTGCCAGACATAGCAGAAACAGCACCAGCAGCCGCCAAGTTGCAAGAATTGGATGCGCGTGAGGCGGTACTGGATAAGCGTTCGGCTGACATGGAAGCTGACATCAATGCTCGGATGGATGTGATGGCCCAGCGTGAAAAGCGCAACTCCACGATTGAGGCATCGCTGAATGCGCTGCAATTGTCGCTGGATGAGCGTGCTATTAAATTGGAAGCAGACCGTGTAGCATTGGAGGCGCGTGTCAAGGCTTTTCAAGACAAAGTTGCTGCACTTAGCGCTTAAAGGTAAATCATGTCTGACGTGAAAATCTCGCAACTGCCTGCATCTACAACGCCGTTGGCGGGTACTGAACTTGTCCCAATAGTTCAGAGTGGCGTCACTAAACAAGCAACCGTCAATCAGTTTGGCGCTGCGGTAGGCTATTTGCCAGCAGGAACCGGCGCTGTAGCCACGACTGTTCAGACTAAGCTAAGAGAAACGGTTAGCGTCAAGGATTTCATCCCTGCTGGAACTAATACGGCTACGACAGATTGCACGGCGTATATTCAGGCTGCAATTGCTGCGCTTAATTCCGCTGGCGGGGGAAACTTGGTGTTTTCCGGTGTTTACAACTTAGGCACAAACACCAGCGGCACCGTCACAAAGTTCAACATTACAACAAGTAACGTGACTCTTGTTTTCCAACAAGGGACAAAATTTACGATTACGAGTGACAACCACCTTGCAATCATCTTCCTTCTCAGTGGTGTGAGCAATGTGTTTATGGAAGGGGTGCTGCACGTTGAAGGTGCAGTAACTACAACTTATTCAACCACAGGCATTTATGGCCCTAGAGCGGTGAACATCCTCAACGCATCTGGCGGCGAATGTGGGAACATTCATATTGAAGCGGTCAGGCTGATTCGCGGCGCTGCTGCCGTTGTGGTTGCATCCGATTACACCAGCAATAACCGAATAAACGGCGTCACGATTGGCGATGTTTACACAGAAGATGTGACGTATGGAATCAACTGCGCCAATAACGGTGACAATGTTAGCTGCAACATTCTGACCACTAAGAATGCTTATCGCTCTTGGTTTGCATACGGCTGTCGCGGTCACACTGGCGCAATCAGGGTTTACAACCATTACACCGGAGGAACTCCAGTAAACCTAAGTCGTTACTCAGCCGCCGAAGGTGGAAGTAACACTAACACTGAAGCATTTGATCTTACGGTTGATGTTGTAGATGCAGGTACTTTTGTTACTTGCGCGACGCTGCGCCATATCGGCGACGGCGGCGCGTCCGCATCTATTCGAGACGTAACTATTCGAATTTCAGCAAATGTTCTTAACACAGGGTTGACGGCAGTTTCGTTGCTGAATTACGCTTCAAGCGGAGGCGCAACTACGGCAACTTCTTTTGCAGCAACGATTGACAATGTTCACATAACCGCAAACATACCCGACACGATTAACGCAATATATCGTGATGTTTGCACTTGGGTAACTAAGCCAACTGTCATGTTCGACGGGACGCTGCAATTGTCCCTTGATACGCAACTTGTGTTGGCAACGGCTCTTGATCTAGTCGCTCCAGTCGCTGGTTCTTGGACGGCATTTACCCCGACGCTTGTTGGTACGACCACTGCTGGAACAGGTACTTACACCACACAATCCGGTAGCTATTGCCGAATAGGTAAAACAATATTTTTTACCATCTCTCTATCTTGGTCTGCACACACTGGGACAGGGAATATGAGGCTTTCTGGACTTCCGTATGCGTCTAGCAGCACAGCCACAACCACAAGAACGTACCCAGTTTGGACGAATAGCATCGCGCTGACTGCTGGAAATATAGCAACTAGCGTTCACGGAGGTGGCACGGTTAACATCACCTTACAACAGATGCCAACAGGAGGAGGAGGGGTCACATCTATTCCGATGGACACCGCTGGAGACATTGTGATTTCTGGCTGTTATCCGTTGTGACCATGCTCCCCCTCCTAACCCGCGCCCAGACCTCTGTTACCGACTTGTTTGATATTACGTCTGGGCCTTCTAAATTATTGGCATAATCGCCCCGTACTGGCTCGGTTAACCAGGGAATCTCAGGATTCACAATGTCAGAAGAAGTAGTAGCGGAAGTCACTCCCGCGCCGGAACTGGAAGCCACGGCGGCACCGGAACCTGTAGTTGAAGTTGAAGCGCCGGAATCTGCGCCCAAGACCTTCACACAAGAAGAGCTTGATGCAGCAATTGGTAAACGCCTCGCAAGAGAGCAGCGAAAGTGGGAAAGAGAGCAGGCGCAACGTATGGCTCCCCAGCCGTCCGTGCCAGCAGCAACCCCAACAGCAGAGCAGTTTGAATCTACTGAAGCCTATGCCGAAGCCTTGGCAGAACGCAAAGCAGAAGAACTACTCGCCAAACGGGAAGCCGCGAAGCAGCAGTCTGAAATCTTGGATGCCTATCACGAGAAAGAGGAAGAGGCTCGGACTAAGTATGATGACTTTGAACAAGTCGCATACAACCCGAATCTGCGAATCACGACCGTGATGGCCCAGACGATTCAAGCGTCTGACGTTGGCCCTGATGTAGCCTACTACCTCGGTGCCAATCCGAAAGAAGCTGATCGTATTTCTCGCCTTGCTCCAATTTTGCAGGCAAAAGAGATCGGGAAATTGGAAGCCAAATTGGCGTCTGAACCTCCCGTAAAGAAAACGTCCAGTGCCCCGGCTCCGTTTCAGCCTGTCACTGCAAGGTCTGTGGGTTCTCCCGCATACGATACAACTGATCCTCGGTCTACCAAGACCATGAGTACATCAGAATGGATCGCAGCAGATCGCGCAAGGCAGATGAAAAAGCTGGAAGCGCAAAGACTCCGCTAACTTTTTTTTGAAGGAAATACCGTGTCTAATTCGATTCTCACCATTGACATGATAACAAGGAAGGCTTTGGAAATCCTTGAAAACAACCTTGTTCTCACCCGTAACGTGAACCGTCAGTACGACGACAGCTTTGCTGTTGAAGGTGCCAAGATTGGTTCTACCCTGCGTATTCGTCTGCCCGACCGCGCTCTGGTGACTGACGGTGCCGCCCTGCAAGTTCAGGACGACAACGAGCAGTACACCACGCTGTCTGTTGCCAGCCAGAAACACATTGGTGTTAACTTCACCTCTGCTGAACTGACCATGCAGCTTGACGACTTTGCTGACCGTGTTCTGAAGCCTCGTATTAGCCAGTTGGCTGCCAGCATTGATGCTGACGTTGCCAACGCATACAAGACCATCGGTAACTCTGTTGGTTCGCCTGGCACCACGCCGTCTACCTCGCTGGTTCTGCTGCAAGCCCAGCAGAAGCTGAACGAGAACGCCGCTGTGATGTCGCCGCGCTACGCTACCGTTAACCCTGCCGCTAACGCTGGTCTGGTTGAAGGCATGAAGGGTCTGTTCAATCCCACTGACACCATCAGCAAGCAGTTCAAGAACGGCATGATGGGTACTGGTGTTCTGGGCTTTGAAGAGATCAATATGTCTCAGTCGATCAAGGTTCACACCACGGGTTCGCGTGACGCCTCTGCCTCCACTCTGGTGAAGACTCCCGGCGTTACCAGCGAAGGCGCTTCCAGCATTCTGCTTGAGCAAGGCTCTGTGACCACGACCATCAAAGCTGGTGACGTATTCACGGTTGCTGACTCTTATGCAGTCAACCCGCAAACTCGTGAATCCACTGGTTCGCTGTTCCAATTCGTTGCTCTGGCTGATGCCACCGCTTCGTCTGGTACTTGGACTGTGACCGTGGCTCCGATGTACTCGGCCTCTCACGCTCTGGCAACGATGACTGCTCTGCCTGTTACTGGCAAAGCCGTTACGTTCCTGGGTGCTGCTTCCAGCCAGTACGCTCAGAACCTGGTGTACCACAAGGATGCCATCACGTTCGCTACCGCTGACCTGTTGCTGCCGCAAGGTGTGGACATGGCTTCGCGTGCCGTTCACAACGGTATCAGCCTGCGTGTTGTGCGTCAGTACGACATCAACAACGACCGTATGCCTTGCCGTATCGACGTTCTGTACGGCTACAGCACGATCCGTCCGCAAATGGCGGCTCGTATCTGGGGCTAAATTGAATGGGGGCTTCGGCCCCCTTCTACACATTTCTTTTGAAAGGATTTCATCATGGCTCTCCCTAATGGCGCTGGCGGTTATCAACTCGGCGACGGTAACGTCAACGAACTCACCCTCGGCTACTCTGCTGCTCCCCTGTCGCAAGCCGGTACTGCAACCCTGTCTGCTGCTCAAGTCACCGCTGGTGTCCTGATCGTTGGCTCTGGTGCTACCGCTGCTCAGACCTACACGCTGCCTGCAACTAGCACGATTGACGCTGCTGTTTCGTCTGCTAAAGTTGGTAGCACGTTTGATCTGAACGTGATCAACATCGGCACCAGCTCCGGAACCGCTGCTCTGGCAATGGGTTCTGGCACTGGCTTCACCGATGGCGGCAACTCTACGGTAGCTTTGGCTATCACTTCCAGCGCACTCTTCCGTTTCCGCAAAACGGCTGATCTGGCTTGGTCTGTGTACAAAGTGGCCTAAACCTAGACGGGGGCTTCGGCCCCTGTTTTTTAAGGAACAATCATGCCTAATACGAAAGCAGTTGGCGTCGCGTACAGCGACCCACAATTTGATAGCGTAGCGGTTACTGGTGCTTCTTCTTTGGCTGCGGTCACCGCAACCACTGTTGGTGCTACTGGTGCTGTTTCTGCTATGTCTGGCACGGCAGTGCCTGCTGGTGGCACGGCTGGTGCTGGTCTGCTGGTTTCCAGCACGGCTAACCTGGGCGTATTCTTTGGTTCTGGTGCGCCTACTCTGTCGGCTGCACAAGGATCACTGTATATGCGTACGGATGGTTCCTCTACGTCTACCCGGCTGTATGTAAATACAAACGGTTCGACTACGTGGACTAACGTAACAACCGCCGCTTAACAAAAGGGGCTTCGGCCCCTTTTTCAACTATGCCACTCATTTACCTAAAGCATCCAAAACACGGAACCAAGATTGCTACCATTGAGATGGAAGCAGTTTATGATGAGAAAAATGGTTGGGTGCGCTATACTCCCGACACGCCTTCAGAAGCTGAAGAAGCGGTTAACACACTCGTGGTAAAGCGCAAATACACCCGCAGGGTGGAAACTGAAGGAGCCTGACATGGCTAGTGCTGGCGATCAAATCAATCGGGCATTGCGTCTGCTGGGTGTATTGGCAGAAGGTGAAACTCCGTCTGCGGCTGTCTCTACTGATGCTCTGACTGCGCTCAATCAGATGATTGACAGTTGGAACACTGAGCGCTTGGCTGTGTACGCCACGCAAGATCAAGTGTTTACTTGGCCTGCTGGTCAGATTACCCGCACTCTTGGGCCTACTGGTGATTTTGTAGGCAATCGTCCTGTTCTTATTGACGACTCTACATACTACCGAGACACCGGCACCAATGTCAGCTTTGGCATCAAATTGATCAATCAACAGCAGTACAACGGTATTGCTGTCAAGACTGTCACCAGCACTTATCCACAGGTCATGTGGGTAAACATGGAGTATCCCAATATCTCCATGACGGTGTATCCAAGGCCCACAAGGGAATTGGAATGGCACATTGTGTCGGTTGAAGAACTGTCGCAGCCAGCTACGTTGGCAACTGAATTGTCTTTCCCGCCAGGCTATCTACGTGCTTTTACGTACAACTTGGCAATGGAAATTGCACCAGAGTTTGGCGTAGAGCCAAGCCCACAAGTCAAGCGTATTGCCATGACCAGCAAGCGCAATCTCAAGCGCATCAACAATCCTGATGACGTTATGTCTATGCCGTATTCGCTGGTGGCTACTCGGCAGAGATTTAATGTGTACGCCTCGAATTACTAAATGCACACTCCAATACTTGGTTCATCGTATGTTGCCCGTAGCGTCAATGCTGCGGCCAACAGAATGATCAACCTGTTTCCAGAAATCATCCCAGAGGGTGGCAAGGAACCGGGTTTTCTGAATCGTGCGCCAGGTTTGAGGTTTTTGCAAACGGTGGGCACTGGCCCAATTCGTGGCTTGTGGTCACATCGCACCAATGGCTCTGACTTCTATGTCGTTTCTGGAACAGAAGTCTACAAACTTACCAGCACAACAGGAACGCCTGTCAAGCTGGGTGATGTCACTGGCACTGGCCCTGTCAGTATTGCTGACAACGGCACGCAGTTGTTCTTTGCTTGCAACCCTGATGGTTTCATCTATAACGAAGTTACCAATGTCTTCCAACAAATCACCGACCCAGATTTTCCTGGCGCTGGTAGTGTTGGCTATCTGGACGGTTACTTTGTGTTCAATGAGCCAAACAGCCAACGGGTCTGGGTAACGCAACTACTGGATGGAACCTCGGTGGATCCGCTGGAATTTGCCAGCGCTTATGGCTCACCCGATGGCTTGGTGGCGTTGAATGTTGACCACCGCGAAGCATGGTTGTTTGGTACTGACTCAGTAGAAGTCTGGTATGACGCTGCACTGCCTGACTTTCCTTTGCAACGCATTCAAGGTGCGTTTAACGAGATTGGCTGCGCGGCTGCGTATTCTGTTGCCAAGTTGGACAATCGTTTGTTCTGGCTTGGCTCTGACGCTCGTGGTCAAGGCATTGTCTATACGGCTGAAGGCTATACAGGTAAGCGCATTTCCACACACGCCATTGAGTATGCGATTGCACAGTACGGCAACATCAGTGATGCGGTGGCCTACACCTATCAGCAAGAAGGCCATGCTTTCTATGTGCTGAATTTCCCAACGGCTAATGCCACTTGGGTTTACGACGTAGCCACTGGCATGGCACGAGCGTGCTGGCTTTGTGGATGGTGAATTTACCCGGCATCGCGGCAATTGCCAGTGCAACTTTAGTGGCAACATCATCATAGGTGACTATGAAAACGGCAATATCTACGCTTTTGATCTGGATGTGTACGCTGACAACGCCCAAACCCAAAAGTGGCTTCGATCATGGCGTGCCTTGCCTACGGGCAAAAATGACCTGAAGCGTACCGCGCATCACAGCTTGCAACTGGATGCAGAAGTGGGTATGTTCTTTGACCCGCTGCTGGATGTGGCGCTGCTCACGGAATCGTTTGATTTCCTGACCACAGAATCTGGCGACCACCTAACGCAAGAACTTGACCCCATCTCGCTGACCAATCAGGCGCAAGTCATGTTGCGCTGGTCGGATGATGGCGGTCACACCTGGTCAAACGAGCATTGGGCACCAATGGGTGCTACTGGCGAATACTTCAAGCGTATCTTCTGGCGTCGTCTTGGCATGACCATGAAACTGCGTGACCGTGTGTATGAAGTGTCAGGCACAGATCCGGTCAAGATTGCCATCATGGGTGCTGAGTTGATTATCAGCGGCACTGACGCATGACAGTCCAAAACCTCACGCAAATCCCAGCGCCACGGGTGCCGCTTATTGACGAGCGCTCGGGCCTGATGTCGCGTGAGTGGTACAGGTTTTTCATCAATCTGTTCAATTTGACAGGCAACGGTAGCAACGTCACATCGCTGACTGACTTGCAGATTGGGCCACCGACGCAATCCTGGCAAGAGATAGTGCCTAATTTTGAGGCAGCAGTACAGCCGCCAATTGGCGTTGAAGCATTGGCACAAATTGCGGCTTTGGTAAGTGATGCCCAACCTACAACCAACAGCGAAATAATTGCTCAGTTGGCAACATTAGCCAACGAGGTAGAAGCTGCGTTGCTGCAACCGCCAGTGCCAGAAATTCAGCATTTGCATTACGGTGCCTTTCACGACACCACCAGTCAAACTGCGGCTGCGATTAACACGGCGTATGCCATGACTTTTAACTCCACTGATTTTCAAGATGGAGTTGAAATTGGCAGTCCAACATCGCGTATCATTTGCCGTAATCTTGGTGTGTACAACTTCCAGTTTTCAGCACAAGCTACAACCGGAAGTGCGTCATCGCACTATATGTATGTTTGGCCTCGCGTCAATGGCGTTGACATTCCTGATTCGTCAACGCGAGTTGAATTTAAGGGTTCTGGAAATGACCAAGTGTTGGCTTGGAATTTCTTGCTACGGATGCAGGCCAATGACTATTTTGAGCTGATGTGGAGTGCAACTGATACTTCAATTCAATTGTCTGCTTATGCCGCTTCTGCGCCATCTCCAGCAATTCCTTCTGTTATTTTGACCGTTACTGAGGCCACTATATGAGCGCCACACTTAGCCCTGTACCCAAGCTGCAATTCTTTGATGCCAATGGCGCACCACTGGTGGGAGGAAAGCTGTATAGCTACACGGCAGGTACGACTTCGCCACTGGCAACTTATGTTGACTCTGCTGGCACAACGACCAACACCAACCCTGTCATTTTGGACAGCCGTGGTGAAGCCAATGTGTGGCTGGGTGCTGCTACGTACAAACTGGCTTTGTACAGTGCTACCAATGTTCTCATCTGGACGGTAGATGATATTGACAACGAGGATAGTCTAACAGTAACTGGTATATCTGGCACAACTTTGAATTTTACAAATGGCACTGTTAATGGTTCTATTGCAACCACGCTTGGGTCAGTAGGGCCAACAGGTTCAACGGCGGGTAATCCTCAAGGTTGGATTTTAATCAACGTGGCTGGCACCGACCGCTACGTACCGTACTGGTAAGCCATGCTCCCCCTCCTAACCCTCCTCCAGCTCCTCGACATCTGGACAACGCACTTTACAAGGGCATAACATGACCGTTACAGTCAAGGTACTTATCCCGGCAAAGATTGCCGAGAACACGCAAACAACCCAATATACGGCGTCCAACGTGACGACCATTATTGACAAGTTCACGGCCACCAACTACAGCGCTACTGCGGCTACCATCAGCATCAATCTGGTGACGGGTGCTGACACGGCTGGCAATCAAAACTTGATCACAAAGACCAAGACATTGCAGCCTGCCGAGGTGTACACTTTCCCTGAGATTGTGGGCCAGGTGCTGTCGCCCAGCGGCTTCATCTCCACGATTGCCGGGACGGCCAGTGCTATCAATATTCGGGCTAGTGGGCGGGAGGTTAGCTGATGCCAATCATGTCTCCAGAGTGGATAGCTCAAGATCAAGTCAACAAACAAAAATGGTGTTTGGGTAATCAGGACGCCATCAATTTTTTGAATTGCTTTTTTGATGCTGTTGAACTCTGGGACGATTTGATTGATAAGGATGTGCCAATCACGGATGAACACGTTAATCGTGTGTTTACCTCTTTGATGTTTGTGCTTCCTGCAAATAGGTGGTTTGTGGCAAACTATGCCTATTACCAACCGTTGATCATGGCGTCAATCAATGGCTTCCATGATGCAAATGAAATGTGCAAAAGTGACAAGAAACACTTAAGAAATCTTGCATTTCACATTCGCAATTTTGGCATTGAACTGCACATTGCCACTGCGTTTTTGATTGGTGGCTTTGAGCATATGCGTACAGTGTCACGCGAAATCCGTGAATTTTACGCATTTGAAACTTTTGAAGAATGGGAACAAGATCATGCCTAATCCAGGAACTGCATTTTCGGCTGGTGCGTCAGTATTAGGTGGCTCACTGGCATCTAGCGGTGCATCCAGCGCAGCCGCTACACAAGCCGCTGCTGCTGATCGTGCAGCCCAGTTGCAAAAGGAAATGTTTGAGAAGCAGATTGGTTTGCAAGAACCTTTCCGGCAAGCTGGTATGGCTGGTCAGAACCGACTGATGGAATTGCTTGGTCTGCGAATGCCTGCTCAAGCTGGTGTTGGTGGCGCTCCTGCCATGCGTTCTGAAGCTGATTTGCGTAATGCTTTGGCATCGCAATACACAACGCCAGCATATACCAGAACTCTTGGTGGTCGTGAAAGCGAATATACCGTTGATGTTCCTGCTTCTGTAAATGAAGCCGGTCTTGCTGCTGCCATTCGCAATGCTCAAGCCCAAGACCAAGCGGCACTAACTGCTTATCAAGCCCAACAAGCACAAGCCGCGCCAAGCGCAGACTTTGGCAAGTATGCCCGTGACTTTGGAATGTCTGACTTCCAAGCGGATCCAGGCTATGCCTTTCGTTTGGCTGAAGGTCAGAAAGCGTTGGAGCGTACAGCCGCAGCTCGTGGTGGTTTGCTATCTGGCGCAGCGCTCAAGGCGGCTACGCGATACGGTCAAGAGGCTGGTTCGCAAGAGTTCACCAATGCGTTCAATCGGTATCAAACCAATCGAGCCAATCAGTTGAACCCGCTGCAAAGTCTTGCCAACCAAGCGCAAACGTCTGCCAACACGATTGGTAGCGCGGCTGGTCAGTATGGCGTTAATGCAGGAAATTTGATTGGTCAAGGTGGACAAGCTATTGCTGCTGGTCAGTTGGGTGTGGGTAACACTTGGAACAATGCCCTTGGCAGCATGGCTAGTGCTTATCAGAATCAGCAGAATTTCAATAATTGGCTTCAACAAAGTAGGCAACCTTTGTCTGCTGGAGAATTTTGATCATGGCAGACCTAAACGCTCTCATTGCCCAAGGTGCGCAATTTCGCCAGCCAACTGATCCATTTGCTCAGTATGGTCAGCTTCAAAAGTTGGAGTCTGCGCGTCAGGAAAATGCGTTGAATCTGATGAAAATGGATGAATACAAACGCGGGGTGCAGGAGCAAAATGCGTTGCGTTCTTCAATTGCATCTGATTTTGACATTAACAATCCTGCTCATGTCAATGCTGTATTGCGTGCTTCTCCAACCGCTGGCGCTTCTTTTCTTGAAAAATTCTCACAAGGTGCCAAAGAACGAGAATTGGCAGCAAAAGCAAAAAATGAAGCGTTGAAATTTAATTTGGACAACTCAAGGTCGTTGCTGGTTGGTGTTAATGATCAACCCTCTTACGATAGTTGGAGAACTTACTCCATCAAAACTATGCCAGAGTTGGCGCAAATTCTGCCTGCACAATTTTCACCAGAAACCAAATCAGCCTTGCTGACAACTGCGGACGACATGAGTAAAAAATTGACGGCTGCGCCCAGTTATCAATCGGTGGCAGCAGGATCAACTTTGACCAAAGATGGTGCTCCAATTTATACTGCCCCTGCTGCGCCTGAAAAACCAGCGGCACCAACAAATTTGGCGAAACTTCAAACTGAATTCGCTGCATTGCCGCCTGGCGATCCAAGACGCGCAGATTATTTGGCTGCTATTCGCAAAGAAACACAATTTGCGCCACAGCCAGTCACCAATGTGAATGTCAAATCTGAGTTGGCTGAAAGCGTAAAACGAGCTGAATATAACGCCACAGAATTTAACAACATATCAACTACTGCAAAACTTGCTGCAAAAACTTTGCCAACGTTAGAAACGCAAGAACGCATTTTGGATAGTGGCTTTAAGACTGGTTTTGGTACTGAAACACAAAAAGCAGCTGCTTCGGTATTGGCTGTACTTGGCGTACCTGAAGCAGAAAAATATGCGGCTAAAGCTGAAACTTTTAATGCTGCTGCCAACAATGCTGTGTTGCAAAAACAGCTTGAGCAAAAAGGTACGCAATCTCAGTCTGACGCAGAACGGATGCAACGCACGACTGCTCAACTTGGAAACACGCCTCAAGGCAATAAATTTATCATTTCTGTTGCCAAAGCGCAGGCTAAACGCGATATGCAACAGCGTGATTTTTATAGCAATTGGTGGAAAAACAATAAAACGTACGAAGGCGCTGAAGATGCTTGGTACGCAGGTGAAGGTGGCGCATCTTTGTTTGAACGACCAGAACTTAAAGCGTATGCAGCCAAACCTTCTAGTGCAGAACCAGCAGTTGTTCCAAATAGGCCTAGTGGGCCAGCGGTATCTCCTAAAGTTGAAGCATTGCTTAAAAAGTATCCAGCAAGTACAAGGTAACTATGGCAACACTTGAACAACTCAGCGCAGCGTTGGTTATGGCCGATGCTGCTGGTAATACTGAAGACGCCACAGCACTTGCAAATGAAATTCGGAAAATGCAAGCTGCTCCTGCTGTTTCTGAGATACCTAGCCCACGAGAGCAACGCCAAGCATCCACCATGAACATTATTACCAGTGCGCCATATAAAGCACTGGCAGGCACCGCAGACATTATGTTGACTGCTCCTGAAAATGTAGCAAATTTGGCAAAAATGGGTTATGGCACGATAGCCACTGCATTTGGTCGTCCAGACTTGGCACCTGTAGTTACTGCACCAAAGCAGCCAGTAGCAGAAATGTTCCAGCGTGCGGGATTGATTCGTGAACCTGAAGGTCAAACAACGCCGTTTCAACGAATGCTAGACGTTGGTATTCAAGGTGTTACTGGAGGTTTGCTGGGTGGTGGATCTGCTATACGTGCAGCGGCTCCAACCTTAATGGGAAAAACACGCGCAGCAGGGACAATGGCGACTATGGGCGGTGGTGCTGGTGCCGCTGGACAAGCTGTGACAGAGGCAACAGGTGAACCTTTGTATGGCGCGGCTACTTCTATGGCTGTACCCGGTGCTGCAATTAGTCTTGCCAAAGCTAAACAAGCTCAATTACAAGCACAACAGCAACGTAACGCTGTGCGTGATTTGACAATTCAGCAAGCACAACAAGAAGGTTTTTTAACTACACCAGGCAGCGTAACTCCTAACGTACAAAATGTTTTGTTGGAACGCATTGCAGGAAAAACTCGTACGCAACAAGAAGCTGCGGTTCAAAATCAGCAAGTAACTGATAGATTGGCTCGTCGTGCGGTTGGTATTGCAAAAAACGAGCCATTGACCCGCGCCAATATGCAACAAATTCGGAAGCAAGAATATGCAAATGGCTATGAACCGCTAAACCGTATTGGCGCAGTTCCTACTGATCAACAATTTAATATTGCGCTTGATAACGTATTGGCTGCATATACAGGCCCAGGTAAATCGTTTCCAGGTGCAATTCCGCAACCAGTACAAGACTTGGTACAAAACTACCGTGTTGGACAATTCAATTCAGCAGATGCTATTGGTGCAACGCGAACTTTGCGAGAAGCAGCAAGAACAAATTTGGCACGAGGCGATAACGAACTTGGACTTGCTCAACGAGCTATCAGCAATGCGCTTGAAGATCAAATTGAACGCACATTGCAGCAAGCTGGAAATCCTAATACGCAAGCAATGTTGGATCAATTTCGTGCCTCGCGTCAACGCATGGCTGTAAGTCACGCAGTTGAAGATGCAATTGTTGAAGGTGGTGGATCTGTCAATTCACGACAACTTGCCAACGATTTGCAAACCAGAGGTAAGTATTTTTCTGGTGATCTTGATTTGATTGCTCGTTTTGCAAACATTGCTCGTCCTGTTATGACGCCACCAGGAACTATGGGTACTCCAGGTGCTCAAACCATGATGAATACTGTTGGCATGGGAGTAGGTGGGATAGGAGGAAATTTTATTGGTGGCCCATATGGCGCTGGCGTTGGCGCTCTTGCTGGCGCAATGGCACCACAAATGATTTCAGGAGCAGCACGCAATTATCTGTTGTCTCCACTTGCTCAAAGCCGCGCCATTCCAACTTACAATCGTCCCGGAGTTAATGCGTTGGCTGCTAGCAATGAAGCGCTTTTGCGTTCTTTGATGGGTGTGCCTACATTTACCAACCAACCCCAAAACGCACTGGCTGAATCACCATGACCGACGACGACTTCAAACGCCTAGAAGCCAAAGTAGACAAGCTAACAGACGCCGTTGGCAAGTTGATTCTGTTTGAGGAGCGTCAGGCTAACCAGGGTGAGCGCATTGGTGCAGTTGAGGCTAAGTGCAGTGTGCATGACACCTCCATCAACCGGATTGACCGCAAGGTAGATCAGTGGGTGAATCGAGGTATGGGCGTCTGGGCAGCAGCAGCAATTGTGTTTGCCCTTATCCAATTTTTGCATAAATGACACCTCACTTCAGTCTGGCAGAGTTCACGCAGTCTGACACTGCGGCCAGGCTGGGCATTGACAACACTCTGCCCGATGAACTCTATGACAACGCGCTCAAAACCTGCGAGATGTTGGAGCGCATACGTTTCCATCTCAATGCGCCTGTGATTGTCACATCAGGATACCGCTGCGAGGCTCTAAACAAGGCCATAGGCTCCAAGCCGGGGTCAGACCATACATTGGCCTTGGCTGCTGACATAAAGGCTCCAAAGGCTGGTTCGCCATCCAAGGTGGCGAAAGAGTTGGCGGCTGTCATTGATGTGCTGGGGATAGGACAGTTGATACTGGAATTCCCGACACCGGCTGGTGGCGGCTGGTGCCATGTCAGCGTCGCCCGTCCTGACAAGGCGATTAACCGGATCATCACTATTGACAAGAATGGCGTGAGGGCTGGGATATGGATCCAATAAGCATTCTGCTTGGCTTGGGCGGCAAGGTAATCGATCGGCTCTGGCCTGATCCAGCACAGCGCGATGCAGCCAAGTTGGAATTGCTAAAACTTCAACAGGCCGGTGAACTCACCGCGATGGTGGAGCAACTCAAGATCAACCAGGCTGAAGCCCAGCATCCTAGCGTATTCGTATCTGGCTGGCGACCGGCCATCGGCTGGGTGTGTGGTTTGGCCTGTGCATGGAACTGGATTGGCCTGCCTGTCGTCAAGATGGGGCTGGCAGTCTATGGAAAACCTCTTGACTTAGCACCGGCAGACCTCACTGAGATGCTGCCGATACTGATGGGTATGCTTGGCCTTGGTGGCCTCCGCACCATTGAGAAACTTAGCGACAAGGCTGCAAAGTAATACACGGACTGCAAATCCGCGTACGCCGGTTCGATTCAAAGCTGCAACTCAATCAGCTTTTCCAGATAGTGCTTGGCCTTGCGTAGATCCTCTACGCCGCCTTTTTCTTTATATCGCGCCAAATATTTGATGGAATTTCCTCGAAGAAATCCACAGAATTCTTCGTGGCTCATCCATGCTTGCATTGCATCCCATGGCTGCACCGTTTTATCAACGTAATGTGTGCCGCCAATTTGTACTTTGTTTGAGTTCATCCTAGATTCCACGTTGATTGAATTTCTTGCTCTTTGCTTTTATTGCGCTTGGGCAGCGGTAGCCACCCAATGTAGAAGCCGTTGTCATCCCACGGCCCGGTAGTGTGTACGCCACCTACGGTCAGTAGTTGCACCTTGGCACCCTTCAGCGGCTTCGGATCGCCCGCCCGGGGGTACAGATACTCGCCGCCCTCGGGGCCAGCTTGGTACTTCTGGTCACCCATTCTGGCGTAACTCCTTGCGTAGCTCCGCGAGTTCCTTCTGGTACTTGGTAGCATAGCTCCTGTACTCCTTTGCCGTGCCTCTAGCCTCGTCACGCTGGCGAGAAATTTTGTTGACCTTGACCTTGAGGGTGTGAATCTGTGATTCGTATTCTTTCACCAGCGTGGCGATCTCTTTCAGTATTGGTGAATCTTTCATGGTGCCATGTTCACTTCCTGCCCATCCCAATCAAGGCATCGTCCGTCTACGGTAATAGTTTTTACCTTGCTGAAATCTTGCTGCTGCTTTGGCAGCAAATACCACTCGATGTAGTGGCGCAATTCTGCGATTTCCTCGTGCAGAACGCACATAGCATCGACTGCGTTTGTCGGTTTGGAATCCTTCAAGCGTTGCTGGAAGGTGGCAATGTCTTTGTAGTTCATGTGTTCTTCTCCTTCAGTTTGGCTTCGATGGCTCGGGCGAATTCCATTGGGCCCATGCGCCGATAGTAAGTGTCGTGGATTGCTTTGATCTCCTCATCCGTCAGACCTACCCATTCACGCTTCTTCACAAGCTCAACGCCCGGACTCTCCCGGCTATCGTGGCAAGCACAGCCGCGTTCCCAGCAGCTCTCAGTAGCTATCATTTGCTCCCCCTTGCACGGATAGCGGCAGCGCACTCGTCCCGCACATCGCAGTCTTGCTGCATAGGCAGGTTCTCGCAGATAACAGCGGCTGCTTCCATGCCGTCCTTGTAGCCACAGCGATATGCCTCTGCCAGCGCAACCTCTGCTTTGTGTGCGGCAACAAGGTTGGCGAAGGCTTTAAGCCACCGGAGGTCTTTTTCCTGCACCAGTTCAATCACGGAGCCAGCCTCACGCGCCCACTTAATAATGTCATCTTTGGTCATGACACTTTCCTTTCTCCAGTTTCAAACGCTTCGCGGTTGTCAGCGCTGTGATGGGCAGCAATCCAGTATTCTTCATCAAGGTCTGGGCTACACCAGCAATCCGCACTAAGCGTGTGCTCTCGCAAGTCCGCTACAGGGATGAGGTGTTTGACGTAGTTGCCAGCGTCTGATTCAAACGCAGTTAGTTCCCAAGTCATTTCTTCTCTCCTATGCCGTGGGCGGCTTCAATGGCTCGGGCAAATAAGATTGGCAGGATGTAACCTTCTCGACCGGGTTCTGCGCTATGAGTTTGCTTTGCCACAGAAATAATCTCCTCATCCGCCAGCGGCCTCGGGCGCACCATCAACTCAGGTTCCCAGTCCAGCGGGTGACCGCCGTGTTTGTATGCCTCGTGTCGCCACAGTTGGGAGCGTTGCTTGTGGTATTCACATTCAGGACAGGTCAAACCTTGCCACTGGTTCATCCCAGTTGCCTTGTCATAGTCCTCAAAGCACTCAGCCGAGTGCAGGTTGGGGTTGGTGCTGCCGCAGTTGCGCCCTGCACATGGTTGCATCTCTTGTGGAGTGACAGGACGTTGAGGCACATCAATCCACGTTGACGTTCCATCAGAGGAAACCAAAGGCTGCGCCAGCCTCTCGCGCAGGGCGTCCCACACCTGCCCCTGTCGATCCCTGTCATGCCAGTTATCTGGCTTCAATTGCCCAATCATCTCCATCGCCTTCTGCATCAGTTCTCTGTCGGTCATAGTTGCTCCTTCTTTGCAAAGTCCTCGCACTTG